CGCAGGAGCAGCGGGAGCCGCACCGTGTGCTGCTGTCGGCGCGGCTGTCGATCCAGGCGACGCAGCGGGCATTGACGTGGGACCGCCGACCTAGGTAGCCTGTGGATGACTGCCCGCTTAGGATTATTGGTAAGAGACTACTTCCCTAATACAGCACAACATCTAGTGTGCTGTCGGGCTGTTTCCCTACTATACATTATCCGGGATGACGCAACATCGCAGGAACACGCCGCTAAGCCATTGGCTTCAAAGGCAATGCGTTGCGCGCTTTGTCTTGCGGCGGGGCTTCAACCGGCGTGCCATCTATATCTAGATGCTTGCCCCGGACGCGCGGCCTATTTCGAGGGGGCACAGCAAGCCCCATGCCAAGGCGCCGCGTTCTACCGACACACCGCCCGGTTGAACGCACGATCCGCCGCCATCGCGTCCATCAGGCGCGGCAGGGCGGCGCCAGGCGGCAGGGCGGCAAGCTCATCTGCCGCTTGCCGCTGAACGGCTGGGGGGAACTCCGTCACCCGGGGGCATGGGCGGTCAGAAACGGCCGCCGCGCAGCCGGTCAAGAGCGCCATCGCGCTCAGCATCACGAGCCGCCGCATTGCCTGCCTCCCTTGCCTGTTCGCCCCTCGCCGCCGCCTCGGCCCGCAGCCCGTCCCTGCCCGCCCGCTGGCCCCGCAGGAACGCCGCCAACACCACTCCGACGGCAGCGGCAACAGCGGCGACGTAGCCCCAGATGCGCGGGATCACCCGCACCCCCACTCGCGCGCCCGCTCGGCTACCGCCTCAAGCCAGCCGGCCGCGACCAGCAGCCCGGCCGCGACGCCGGCCGCGATGTAAGCCGGCGCCATCAGCACCGCCCACGCGGCCCATCCTGCCGCCCGCCTCACAGCACGCCCGCCATGCGCCGCGTCCGCTGCCACTGGCGCCAGATCACCCACGCGGCCCCGGCGGCGATCAGTGCGACCACCACCCACGGCCCGAACCGCCCGAGCGTCTCGCCGATCGCCGGCACATGCGGCAGCATCTCCGCCAGCGTCACGCTGCCGACTGCCACGCCGGCCACCTGCGCCCCCGTCTGCGCCGCAGGCTGCTCCGGCAGCGGCGCGGGCGCCAGGTCAAAGCCCGCCATGCGGAGGCCCTCGTCAAGCGTGGCGTCGGTCCACCCGTAATGCGTGAACGGCCAGCGCAGCCCGGCCTCGTGCTCGGCGATCGCGACCAGCAGGACGCGCATGGTCCGCACGTCCTGGACCGCGATCTCCTCGTTCGCCCCGAGGCCGAGCTCACGCGCGACGCGGGCGATATAGGCGCCCGTGTCCTGGGTGTATGCCTGCCCGTTCGCCTCGCCTCGCGGCGGCGCCCATCGGGTGATGATGCCGGAGACCGTCTTGATGCGGTCCCGCTCGGCGTAGGTCATGATCTGCCGGGCGGCGGCGCGGAAGCCGTGCTCCGGGGTGGCGAAGCGGGCAAAGCCGTTCTCCCCCCTGCCCTGCTGCCCCTGCCACTGCACCCTCTCGACGAAGCGCAGGTTCCCGGGGTTGTTGTTCCGCACCGCCAGCGGTGCCCGTCGCGTGGTCATGCCTCGCCTTCCTCTTGCTCCGCCGGCACGAAGGCCGGCACGTTGTCATCGTCGCGGATCAGTTCCCGCCTTCCGCACTCACAGCACGTCCACCGTTCCGCCGGCCGCGCGTATTCGATGGCGCCCTGCCAGCCGCACGCTAGGCAAATGGCGTCGCTGGTAAACCGGATGCCTACGCCAGCCCGCGCGCGGCGCCGCAGATCATGCCGCCGCACCGGCCCGCACCCGGACACGAGGCTTGCGAAGCCATGCGAGGTAGTCAGCGCCATCGCCGGCGTCGCTGAAGCATCGGATCCGCCAATCGCTTGGCGAGCATACCGCGACGATGGATTGCCCTCGGTCCTGCTGTTGTCCGAAGCCGCTCACATGCGCGTAGCTGTCGAGCGCCTTGTAGCCGCGCGCTCGGGCCAGCCACGACACGCGGCCCGTGTGTTCGTCCTGTTCCTCAGCCAGCGCGAAGGTGTGCCGATGTGCTGCGATGTAGATGTCTGCTTCTTGCCCGCCGAGTTTCGCCCGACGCATCGGCGCGTGCAGCTTGTTCCACATGCTCGACCCGGGGAAGTCGTGCGCGGCCTCGATCTTCCACGACGCCTCGCCGCAGGCGACGACGAACTGCGCGGACCAATCGACCACTGGCGTGCCGCTTGCGATCCATCTCAGCGGGTCGCCCGCACCGGACCACATGTCGTGATTGCCCCTCAACAGCAGGAGCCAGCCGGGGCGCTTGAGCATCCATTCTGCGAAGCGCCAGGCGTCGCTTGCTGTCGTGCCCTGCTCTGCGTAGAGGCGTTGCAGTCGGCCGATCCAGTTGTTCGTCCAGTCCCCCATGCCGACGCCGAAAATGCGCTGCTCCGGCCCCATGAGAGACAGGTGTCGCTCCAGCGTCGGCAGGTCGCATCCGTCATCGTCCGCGTGCGGATCGCCGACGAACATCAGGGCAAAGGGCTCAGTCCCGTGGACTTCGAAGCGCATCCACCGCTTTGCGTCTGCGCTGGCCCGCTTCCGTAGGAATGCGGCCTTGCGCCGCTGGATCAGGTCCTCGACGGGCTCATGCGATGGCGGCAGGTCGGGCGTCGTGAAGGGGCGCTGTTCTTGCTGCGCTGCGAGTGCCCAGTCCGGCACGCGCCCGAGTTGTTCCTTGATCGAGCGCAGGCGGTTGTGCAGCGTGGCCGCTGGCATGCCGAGCCGCTGGGCGGCGATCGCCACCGCCCCGAGCCCGTTCCCTGTGCTTCCTGGCGGCCGATACCCTTCGCGCAGCGCGCGCTCGACTTCGCGGAGAGATCGCTCCGCTTCGAGTAAGGAAAGCGGAGGCGCTGGCATGTGTCATTCCTCTCGCTTGATCGGCGCAGCGGGCAGCCTGTAAGGGCAGTCAGCGCGCGTGAAGTCGCCATCGGGCGGACAGCCGCACCTCGCGACCACACCGCCGAGCGCGACGCCATCAGCGGACACGGCAGGCCAGCGCGGCAGGCCGGATCGAGGGAGTGGCGTCATTGGCGGATCAGCCCGACCGCGAGGCCAGCCGCCAGGATGGCGAGCAGGCCGGTGGTGACGACGCGGACGGTCGTCTCGTAGGCTGTCTTGCGTGCCGATCGCCAAGCATCCAGCAGCCCGCGAAGGCTGCGGATATCGGTCGCCGCTGTCTCGTCATGCAGCCCGAGTTCCCGAAGCGCCTCGCGCGCGCCGAGCTTCGCCGCGTTCGCCATCGCGCGCTCAAGCTGCACGACGGTTAGTGTGATGGTTTCTTCGTGTTTCATGGCGAGCCTCAGAGGTCCGAGGCTGCGATGAACAGCGCGTCGATTTCGGCTTCCGTCAGGCCGAGCGCCGCGCCGATGCCGATCACGAGCGCCGCGTCTCGGCGGACCTCGTGGGCGTATTCCCATTCGATCTGCGCTGTCCGCCCAGCTTGGGCGATGGCGGCGTCCACGTCGTCGAGCTTGCCGATGGCTTCGAGCGCGAGCCGCGCTTGCCGCATCGCTACGGCGGCCGGGACTTGCGGCGGAGGAGGCGCTACCGGCTCCGGCACAAAGTCCGGGTCGATGGTAGTCTCGCCCGTGGCGATGTTGTAGATCGTTCGCATGTCAGCGCCTCCACTTGAGCACGAAGGAACCAGCGTCGAATGTGTCGGTGCCAACGCGCGTCACGCGGAAGCGGTCCAGCGTCGCGCCTAGGTCCACCCGGCCGCCACCGACCGAGGTAACGCCCTGCCGGGATACCGCATGAGATGAAACCCAGATATTCCCTGTCATCCGGGCGAACATTACAATACCAGAGAGCCCGGCGCTGCCCGCCGCGCCGACCCGAAAGCCATTTGTGGACGCAGAAAACCCCGTGCCGATTGACGCTGCCGTATCGTACCCCGTCGTCACAAAGCCCGTGGAAATGCCAAGTTGTATAAGCAGATCATCTAAACCACTCAGCGAAATGCCGTCTACAAAGCAATCGAGATAGTTCGCCCAACTGGGGATAGACACCACGTCATGCGCGGTGCCCGAGGTCGTGGCGATGACGGCGGACACCCCGCCGCGAAGTTCGTTGTCCGCGCCGTCCACATACTGCTTCGTCGCCGCGCCCAGCGCCGCGCTAGGGTCGGCGTTTAGGATCAGCGCCCCCGAGAGCGTGCCGCCGATCAGGGCCAGCCGCAGCGCGTCCTGCGCGTCCACATACGCCTTGCGGGCCGCCTGGTTCGCGAGCGTCGGGTCGCTGGCCGGCAGGACGCAGGGGGCCGACAGCGTCGCCCCCGCCGCCGTCACCCCGCCGGTCACGGTCAGGGCCGCGGGCAGCGTCAGGTTGTTGCTGCCATCAAACGACAGCGCGGACAGCCCGAGCGTTGCCCGGCCTGCCGATGCGTCGATGTCGTCCAGGAGGCCGCGGCTCCAGGATGTCGTCTCCCCGCGCGTCAGGCTGGCGGTGAGGGCCAGCGCGATGTCCGAGAAGTTCGCGTTGACGGCCGTGGGGCTCGCCACCGTGCCGGCGACGAATGGCGCCTCCGGCAGACTGTAGTTCTGGTTCGTGTCGCGAGGCATGGATTTTTCCCGTGCTCTGTCGCCCCGCCTGTGCTAGCCGCGGGGGATGGAGTTTGCCTGGAGAGTGATCGAGAAGATCGCTTACGCGCTGCCAATCATGCTGGCGGTCACCGGCGTGGTCGGTTTCTGCATCGGCTTTCTGTCCGCTATCGCGCCGTGGCTGGAGGAAGTCCGGGACCGTCGTATTGCCCGCCGACATTCCCGGCGCCTCGTTGCAGCGATCGCGCGAGCGACCCGGAAAGGCGGCCTCGCGCTGCATCTGCAAGCTCACGCTCGACAAGGGCACGGGCGAGCCGAACCCGCTCGTCCGCATTCGTCGTGAACAGGATCCGCCCATAGTCGCCGGCATTGCGCTCAAGGTTCCGCGCGCGACCGCCGCGGCTCATCTGCTCTTGCAGCACCTGCGCCGTATAGTCCGTTCCCCCGAACCGCTGGGCACGCAGCAGCGCACCGAGGTTCAAGCCGCTATCGTTCGGCTCTGCCCCCATGAGGCTGCCGAGGATTGGGCCGCGGGGCGGGTTCGCCAAGTCCTCGCGGCGCGCGGTCAACGGCATGGTCGGGCTGCCGCTGGCAGGGTTCACGGCACGGTTGGTCTGCGCGATGGCGGTTTCCTGCTCCAACATGCGGGCGAACTGCCGGAACTCCTCATCGCTGTTGAAGGCGGCGCGTAGCCGCTCGCGGACAAGCTCGGAGCCGAACATCTGACGGACGCGCGTGGCTTCCGCGCCATCCGCAGACGCATTCACCCTGTCCATCAGGCCGCGCGCCACGCCGAGCCGGAAGAACTCTTGTTCGCCGGGAGTAAGCCGGGCGATCTCTCGCGCCGAAACATCTGCCTGCTCGGCGCCGTCTGATAGTATCCGCCTGCCAAGCCTCATGGCGTCCATAAGGTAGGAAGGCCCGGCCCATGCGTCGAGAGCTTGAGCGTATACGGGGAACCTGTCGCGCAAGATCGAGACGAGCTCAGACCGCTGCCGTTCATACTGCAAGCCAAGTTGAGTGGGTCGGCCCGTTTGCGGGTTGACATTTTCGCGCGACAACTCGTCGAGGCCACGCTTCACTGCGTCGAAAAGCCGCAGGTTCTCCATGCGGCCCTCAAGCACCCATTGGCCATTCTCGCCGCGGACGGCCCCCACGCTTTCGGGATCGAACAGGAACCGTTGCGCTTGCGCTGGCGCTTCACCTTCACGGATGGCTTGGAGGTAGAGCGCGCGCCCTTCCTCTTCCATCACATTGAGGCCGCGTCGCAAGGCTTCCTGGCCGACGCGCCCGCCGACGATCGGCTCAAGGCTCTCGACGACAGTCCCCGGCACGCGAATGTTCCACGCGCGATCATACAGCGGACGCGCACCCTGGCTGCGCTGATCCAGCAGCGCCTGCATCTCGGCCCGGTAATCGTCGGCATTGATCGTGCGCCGGATGGTATCGCGCAGCCGTTCCGCCTGCGCCGGGCCACTGCGCTCGGCAAGCAGTTCCGTCGCGCGGCGCTGCCCCTCGCCAGGCATGCGCGCGATCGCCGCGCCCGCCTGCCGGGTGTTCTCCCCGACCAGATCGACGATGCCGACAGGCGCCGTGCCTGCCTCCTCTGCACGACGAAGCACCTCAGCCGGCGTGACGGCATCGCGCTCGAAGTCGCGCAATGCCAGACGCTGGGCCGGGGCCGTGCGGTCTACCATCCCCGTCATCCGGCCGACGAGATTGCCGACCCCCGCGGCGCCTGCCATCGCGGGTGGCACTGCTGCCCCGATAGCGCCGCCAAGAAGCGCGCCCTCCGCCGCGTTCATCGCGCGAGGAACCGCGCCGCCCTCGCCCTGCCCGAAGCCGGCGACGCCGCCCAATGTCGCCCCTGTGACTGCGCTGCGCGCCATGGCGCCCGGCATGGACCCAGCCGACCCCATGAACCGCAGCGGCACAGCAGCCCCGCCCGCGATCTGGCCCGCAACGGACAGCATGGGATTGCGCTGGTCAAAGCCCGCGTCACGATCTCGCTCGGACTGAAGATTGGCCGCGTACCGCTCGCCCCAGCTGCCAGGCTGACCAGTCACCGCGCCGACGGTGGCATTGCCCGCCGCCGCGAGCTCGTCCGCGAAGTTGAACGAGGCGCCGCGTGCCAGGGTCCGAACGGCATTGTCCGCGAGCCCCAGGCCGGTGCCAGCGAACAGGCGCAGGAACTCGCCGGTCGTCATCGGCGATCGAGGTTCCTCGGTTACGCGGAATGCCCCCCACTGGTCACGCGGAGGCGGCGGCTCGGCGTTCACGATGGGGAACGCAGCCCACTGATCGGCGCTGTTGGTCATCGGCGGGGGACCTGTCGGACTTGCCCGTCAGGCGTCAGGAACCGATCGCCCGGACGCAAGCGCCCCTGCTGAACGGCTCGGTTGACGTCCGCCGGGCTGGAGAATGTCGGGAGGGGTGGCTCTGCCCCGGCCGCCCCTGGCCCGGGCGGCGGCGGCGAGGCCGGCGAGGAAAGCGTCTGCTGCAGCATCTGCCTTTCCTCCGGCGAGAATACCGATCCCAGCGCGTCCAGACGATCCATGAGGTCGGGCCGGCCGATATTCTCACGCCAGACTCGCGCTTCATCGATTCGGCGGCGCATGAGCCGTTCGCCCAAATCGATCAGAGCGAGATTGCCTTCCCGCGTGTTGCCGAGCCGCGGCACCGCCTGCAGGAACAGAGCCATATCCCGGTCGCTTGTCGCGCCGCTGCCGGGCAGCCGCTGCAAGGCCGCCATCTGGTTCCGCAGAGAGGTCAGCACCTCGGCCTCGGACGTGCCTGGGAGGTCATAGCCAAGCGCGCGCGCCGTCTGCCCGATGATGGGCAGCAGTTGCGCCCCCATGCCCTCTGGGACCGCTCTCACGGCTTCGCGCGCTCGCTCGAACATGGCGAGCAGTCCGCGCGCTTGGTTTGTTCCTTCACTGACCTGCTGCAGCGTCTGCGCGTCCGCACGCAGCAGCGCGCCCTCTTGCGGGGGGTTGATGACGTTCGTCTGCGGCGGCTGGCCGCGCCGTTCCAGAATGTTTCGGGCAAGCTCCTGCGCTTGGGGGCTGCCGGGCTCGATGCCAGCCGCGCCGAGTAGCCGCTGGAACTCGTCCGGCGCAGGCTCCGGCAGCCCGGGAATGCGCTCCGCCGTCCCATCCGGCCGCATCCGGAAGCCCGCCGGCAGTTGCGGCTGGTTGCGCGTGCCCGCCTGGATCCGCGCGACCTCAAGCTGCGTGGCCCGCTGCCCGGCGACCAGCCGCTCCTGCGCCGCCCGCTGCGCGCGGTCCCGGTCAAGGTCAAGCTGCGCCCGCGCCGCCGGGTTCGTCACGGACAGCAGCGCCAGGGCATCCTCGCGCGCGGGCCCGGTGCTCGCCGGTCGCGCCGGGCCCATCTGCCCCTCAGGCACCGGGTTGCCCTGCGTCACGCCGATGACGGCATCCATCTGTGCGCGCTGCCGTTCGTCCTGCCCGCGGAGGGCTTCGGCGATCGCGGTGTTGCGGGCTGTGCGCTCGCGCTCGTCGGCATCTGCGGCCATGTACCCGCCGAGAGCGCCGGTCAGGCCCTGGGCGAGGGCTGCGCCGAGCGAGTAGACGGGGCGGCCTGTGGTTGCGCCTGCGGTCAGCCTTTCGGCGAGGCTGCGGCGTGTTCTCTCGGACTGCCCCGCCTGGCCGAGTTGGCCGAGCGCGATTGCTGTTGCGAGATCAGTAGCCATTTGGCCACCTCCGATGATATGCGAGACGGGGCGAAGGAGAGGAACCGATGCGGGCGATGGTGCTGCTGGCCGCCGTGGTGCTGGCGGGGTGTGCTGGCCCCGAATTGGCGGGCAATGCCGAAGGCGGCGTTGTCACCTATGGGACAAGCCGCGCTTCACAGGACTGGCACGGTCGGGGCGCGAACGTCGGCTTTTCGATGGCAGAACGGCATTGCCGCAGTTTCGGCCGCGCCGCCCGCGTGCTCACTGTAGATGATCTTGGCGGCGCTCTTGTGTTCGAGTGCTTGAGGACTTAGCGGCGCCCGAGGTATCCACCCAGCGCCGACCCACCAGCGCCAAACAAAGCCCCCAGCGCCCCCATGTTCGCGCCATACTGCGCGGTCCGCTGGTTGTAGTTGTTTTGCACCATCCCCATCAGGTCCGGCGCGTTCACACCCACCGGCGCCACCTGCGCGGCCTGCGGCGTCATCAGCCCAGGCCCAAGGCCGAACACCAGCGCAAGCTCGTTCACCCGCTGCGCCCGCTGCGCGTTGTCGAACGCCGCCGACGCACGGCTCTCGCCAAGCCCCGCCGTCACCGCCTGCATCCGCGCATCCGTCCGCGCACGCGCAAGCTCGTCCGCCGCCCGCGCATAGGCCTCGGACCCAGGCACGAACCCCTGCGCCAGCAGGCGCCCCTCCAGCGCCTCCCGGTCCCGCTGGAACTGCGGCTCCATCCGCGACATGATGCCCGCCGTCGCACGATCCCGCGCGTCAGCATCCGACACCGCCATCGGCTGCATCAGCGCCGTCCGCGCCATCGGCAACATGTCGAGCGCAAGCTGCCCGCTCTGGACGTCCAGCGCCTCGCCCTGGTTCGCGATCTGCTGCTGACCGGGCGATAGCTCGACCATCGTCTCCCAGCGATCGCCGCCCAGGTCCCGGTTCCGGACAGTCCCGAAGGGCGTCACCGTGTCGCCGCGGTTCAGCCGCGCCTGCACCCTCGCCGCGTCGGTGTTCACCGCCATCTGCTGCTGTGCCGTCGCCATCGGGTCCGGCGGCGCAGGTGCGCGCTTGCCCATGTCAGGACTCCTTGCCGTAGCGCTTGACCCACTCCGGGGCCAGCATGGAACAGATCACCGCATGCTGCCGCACGCCGAAGTGGTGCCGCAGCGTCGCCTCCCGCTTCATCCCGACCCCCTCGTTGAACCGCAGCGCCCGCTCATTCGCGGCCGGCGTCGCCGTCCACACCTTGAACACCTGCGCGCCGAGCCGACCGCGGAACGCAACGCCGAGGATCGCCCCGACCACCGCCCGCGTCGCCCACAGCGGCGTATCGGCCGCGGCACTCAGCTGCACCGTGCCTGCCTTCGGCTGCCAATCGTGAAACACCACCACCGCCGCCAGCGTCTGCCGGCGCACCACTCCGACCGCCCACGCCGCCGCAAAGCCATCCTCCCCGATCGTCGGGATGCGCCGCCCAGCCCAGCGCAGCAGCTCGCCATTGCGCGGGTCCGACTGCGGGAACCCGAGCAGCGGCAGGTTCGCCGGCAGGACACTCACCGCACCGGCCCCCCGGCCTCGAACACGACGTTCGACCCGAGCCACGCCGGCCGGCCGGTGCCGCTGGTCATCCTGAGATGGACCGCCATCGCATGGCCCTCGCTCGATGCCGTCCGCCAGGCGCGCGTGACGCCGCCAGGCGCCCCGCCCCACACGCCGACGCCCCAGGATCCGACGCCCCAGACCAGCGCCCCGCCACTGCCGCCCGATGCCGGAAGCGACGGCGGATCGGCATCGGGCCCCAGCGCGTCGATCACCGGCTGCGGGACGCGCCAGTCCGTCACCGCCCGGACCTGCCGGATGATGCCGTCCCCGTCCTCGAGGATCGCCTGCACCAGGTGCCCGTGCTTCGTCCGGCCGGGCGCCCCGAGCGCCTGGAAGCCGGTCAGGCCCTCGGACCGGATGCCCGCCCCGCCGTCCGACGTGTCCGCGCCGTAGAGCAGCACGCGCCCCCAGCCGCCCGTGTTGTGTGCCGCCGGCGCGAGTGCCGAGGGCTCGGCCACCTGCACGCCCGCGGCCTGCGTCCGGGTGAAGGTGAACAGCGGCGACAACGCCCCCGGCTCAAGCAGCGTCTCGGATGGCGTGGCGTAGTCCCCGGCGAACGCCCGGCCGCCCAGGCCTTCCGCCCACACCGACGCCGGGATGCCGGCCCATCGCGTGACGGCCCCGCCTTCGCTGACGACGATCTGCTGCGCCGAGGCGCTGCCCCAGGGCACATTCACCACGACGATGCCGAGGCCCGTCAGCGGAGTGACCGCCCATCCTGCCAGCGCGCTGCGCGTGTCCGCGATCTCGCGCCAGCTTGGGGCGATGCGCCGCGTCAGCCCTGCCCGCTCCTGCACCGTCTGCGCGTCCGCGCCGGAGCGCAGCGCGGACAGTGGCAGCAGCCCGCCGGCCGTCACCGCCAGGGCATCGCCGCCATAGGCCACGACGCAGCGATGCGGCGCCCCGAGCAACCGCGGGATGCGCCAGCGCCCGACCAGCGTCCATGTCGTGGCCGAAGACGGATCGGTCCCGGCGTAGACGATCGCCTCCTCGTTGCTCGTCAGGATCACCGTGAGGCTCTGCGGCCCGGCCCCGCCATCGCCCGACAGCGTGGTCATAGCGACGACGCCGCCGCCGCGCTGGGCGACGCCCTGGAGGGGGAACTCGGTGAAGGTGCCGCCGATCGCGCCCGCGGCGCCGTAGTAGAACGACAGCTGCGTGGCGTTCCCGACGAACATCCGGCCATGCGCCGCGCCGGCCCATGAGACGCCGCCGGTCACGCCCGTGCCTGTCCAGGTGGCCCAGGTGGTGCCGTTGAAGGTGCGCGGCGTGTCCACGCCGTTGAACGCAAACAGGAACTGTCCGCCCGAAGCCGAGAACTGGATCGAGGACCACCGGGCGTTCGTCAGCCCGGACACGACCGGAGCGCCGACCGTCCCGGGCGCCGTCACGTCATAGATGCCGGTGCCGGAGGCCGCGAACAGCAGCTCGCTCGCGCCGTTCCAGCTCAGCAGCCCCTCGACCTGCGCCGGAAGCCCCCTCGCCCACACCCGCCAGCCGCGGCGCACGCGCGGGACGCCGCGCTCGATGGTGAAGTTGTCCACGATCGGCCCGAAGCCCGGGCGCATGGCCGTGATCGGGTCGCGCGTGTTCCAGCCGAGCGAGAGCGGCGCGATGAAGGCGTTTGGCATGGCGGCCCGGCTACAGCGCGGCGACCGCGGCTTGCAGGTCGCCGTCGGCCAGCGCCGTCGGCAGCAGGCGAAGCAGGCCCATGCTGCCGAACAGCGCGAGGCCGCCGGTGACATTCGCGCCAATGCGGATTGTCGTCAGGCCCGCGGTCGGGCCGCCGGTTACTGCGACCACCGCCGCGCCGTTGAGACTGCCCGCCATGCGTCCCCCGCTGATCGTGAAGCCTGCCCGGAACGCTGTCCCGGGTGTCATGTTGCCGAGGCTCGCGCTGGACGCCGCCGCCGACAGGACGCGCCGGACGCCGACGTTCGTGCCGCTGTAGTTCAGGAGCGTGAAGCGGTTGTTCTCCGTGCCGTCATCCATCTGAACGAGGGTATGCTCGACGCCCGACGTGCCGAACGCGACAGGCATCAGCGCGTGGACCAGGACCGTAGCCGGGCCACCGGCTGCGATGCCCAGGCTGGCAAGCGGCGCCGTCACGAGGTCCGCGCCGCGCGTCGAGACGGCAGGCGCACCGGCCGGCGGCAGGATCGGAGTGGAAGCGAAGGCGCCAAGCTCAAGCTGGGGCGCGCCGATGCGGAACGTGGCATCTATGGCTACGCTGATCTGCGGCGTCCATGCTATCTGAGTGCCCGCGCGCCCGGTTGTCGCGCCGGTTAGCGTCCGCGTGTGCGAGATGCGCCCGCCGGACAACGCGCCGCCCGTGATGGCGGTGAAGCTCGTAGAACCCTGCGTGACAAACACATTCGCAGCCGTCCATTCGGTGACGAACATCGTGAGGTTAGTGATACCCGCCAGCGACCCGCCGACCAGCCGCACGAAGGCGCTATGCGTCCACACCTCATTTTGCGCCGCCGTCGGGTAAGTCTGATCAGCGCGAATGAGCACGCCGAGCCCCGTCGTGCTGGTCCCACTCAACCGGATATCCACATACGGGATGCCCGCTTCGGTGCCGCTGCCGACGATGTTGAACACCACGCCGCCAGTCGGGAACATCGCCCAGTTCGTCGGCGCCGTCCCCGGCGTCCCCGCCACCGCACCCTCGCAGCGCGGATTGCGAATGTCGTTCCGACGCTGCCCCTCGATCTCAAGCCAGCGATCCGGCAGCAGATATCGCGGCTGATCCGCGCTGAAAAGCTGCCACGTCATGCGTCACACCCGCGGCGCATCAAGGGATCACCACCGTCTGGCCGTTGCCGAGCCCGACCGGCGCGTTCCCCGCAGGCTTCAGCCCGCCCATGCCCAGCACCCCAAGCGGACGGTCATCCGCGATCGTCCTCGCCAGCGCCGACGCATACAGCCCCGCGGCGCCCGCCGAGTTCAGGCCCCGCGCATCCCGCCACAGCGCCAGCATCGCCAGCGTGATCAACCGCTCGTCCACGAGCGCCACGTCATTGTCCGCGCCCCAGGTCTCCCGCGACGTCGCCCCGTTCACCACAGGCCGGCCCGTCACATAACGCAGCGACAGCGATCCGCCCGGCGCAGGCTGCGCCAGCAGATGCAGCGCCCCCTCGGACAGGCGGAACACAGGCCCGCTGGACGCCACCGGGGGCCGCAGCAGCGCCTCGAACTCCGGCTCGCTCACCGGCCCGCGCGCCGCATAGGACAGGTCCGTCAGCCACACGGTGCCCGGCACCAGCCGCCCGAAATCCACCGGCAGCGCCACCACCTGCGACGCCGACGGCGACAGCGCGACCGTGTAGGTCCGCAGCAGCCGCTGCCAGTCATGCGCGTCCGAGACCATCCGCAGCGCCTCGCGCGCGAACTCGACGACCTCCTGCTCTGTCTCAGCCGTGCTGCTCAGCCACACGCCGGGCGGAGGCGCACCAAGCCCGGCGCGCAGCCAGAACGACGCGCAGATGGTCGCGAGAGACATCTCAGGTCACGACCGTGCTGCCAGGCGCCCGGCCGACCGTCTGCGGCCAGTCACGCCGACGCGCCCACAGCCAGTAAGTCCCGGCCGGCGTCGGCCGCGTGGTCGCGCGGCTGAACGTCGCGCCAAGCCCGGCCCCGACCGTCGCGACACCCCAGCCCGTCGTCGGCGGAGTGTCCGGCGACAGGCTCCAGGCCGTCTCGACCACGGCACCGCCAGGCGACACGTCGCCCGTGACCGTCACCGCGCTGCTCGCAGCCCCGCCCGTCGGGGTGGCAGGCGACACGCTGCCGCGCCGCCGGATGTTCTGGCCGATATTCCGCACAGCCATCAGACCGTTTCCTTCTTCGCCGCCGCCGGGCGCCCGCCGCGCCTCGGCTCCTCACGCTCCTGGACGCTCCGGCGCACCAGCGCCTCGAGCTCCGCGACACGCTCGCGCAGCCCCTCGACCTCTTCCTGCGCCGCCTTCGCCCGGGCATCGGCCTGCGCCAGCGGCGCCTGGGCATCCGCCGCCGTCAGGAACCTCTGCGCTCGGTCCCGCAGCTCGCGCGCGCCGGAGATCGCCTTGAGCGCCCCGTCCGGCAGCTGCGCCAGCATCTCGATTGAGCCGACACCCGCCGCACGCAGCCCCGCGATCTCGTCCACCCGCAGGTTCAGCAGGGCCAGCGGCGTCCCCGACGCGGCCTCTTGCTGGTTCGCCATCCACTTCTCGGCGATGTCCCGCACGAACGGCCAGTGGTCCGGCTCCTCGACGACGAAGCGATCCGAGCCGGCAGGCCAGCGCAGCATGTTCCGGTCGAGCGTGCTCTTGTCGCCGGGGTAATGCTGCCGCACCACGAGCACCCGGTCGAACACCGGCCGGCCCGCGTCGCGCGACAACGGAATGTTCTCGACCGCCTCGAAGCGGAACGACACGAAGCGATGCGTCGGCATCGTCTGCCCCATCGCATTCGTGAAGTGACCGCCGTCGGCGATCGAAAAGACCTGGCTCTCTTCCATGGTGATCCCCTCGCGAAAGAAAGGGGCGGGCATGACGCCCGCCCCCGCCCCGTCAGTCCGTCCGCAGCAGGCCCTGGAGGGCCGAGTTGCTGACGGTCATGTTGCCCTTCCAGCCGATGATGCGGATCATCGCATCCTGGTTCGTCGGCTCGCGATCCGACCCGACGCGATAGACGTCCATGCCGGACATCGGCCGCCAGAACAGGTAGTTCGTGTTCAGGAAGTAGATGCTGTTCGCCGGCGCCTGGCCACCCGAGCCGCCGTCGAGCACGACATCGGCGTTCCGGAACTTCGCCGTTACGAAGCCGGCGCGCGCCATCTCGTCGTCGATGATCGTCTGCCGGTCCGACATCGCGTCCATGAACAACTGGAACGCATTGCCGTCCGCCGGCGCGATGTCCGGCACGTCCGTCCCGCGCGTCACCGAGTTGTAGACCCGGCCCATGTGGTTCAGGATCGTCGCCGCCGTGGCCGCGGCGGTGAAGTTGACGCTCGACCGCTGGGCGACGTTCCGCCACCACGTCGCCGTGTTGCGGTTGATGTTGCCCACCGTGTTCGTGTTCGTCAGCGGCACGAGGAGCTGCAGGCCGCCGATCTGGTTGCCGCCGCCGCCCGTGCCGTCGGAGTAGACGCCGGTGTTGAGCAGGTTCGCGAGCGAGCGCTCCATGTTCTCCACGCGGGCGACGAGCATGTCGATCATCTGCTCGCGGCCACGGTTCTGCGCCATCTCCAAGCCGGAGATGATCAGCGACGCATAGGCCTCGCGGATGGAGAACTCCGCCGCGGTGGCATGCTCGAACGCCGCCGTCGTGAGCGTGCCGAGGCCGGAATACCAGCCGACGTTCGTGGTCGCCGCGAAGTCGATCTCCTGCACGATCAGGCGCCCGCCGCTCACAGGCCGGGCGTTGCCGCGCCGGCGCATGCGACGCAGGAGCGCGCTGTTCTGCGTGATGTTGTCGGCGAGCGCGCGCGTGCGGCTCTCGATCGTGGTGGTGATGAGGTTGTTGTAGTTCGCGTTGCTCATGGCTCAACCGGCTTGTGGCCGGCTCCCTGTCTCAGATGCGCCCACCGGCAGCCTCGAAGGCTTGCTCGACGGCCTCTCGCACGGTTTTCGGAACCGCTTGGGCAGGTGCGGCAGCCGTTCCCGGCGCCCCCCGCACGACAGCGGTGGCAGCCGCCTTTTCCGTGGCCCGACGCGCGCGATCGGCGGCTTCCTGCTTGGCACGCTCGGCGGTGAGCCGCTCGGCGAGCTTGGCAGAAATGTCCGGATGCGCCTGCGTCGCCATGGCATAGGCGGTAGGCAGGTCCGCCGCGACGTTCCCAATGAGCAGCGCGCGCATGGTGGCCCGAACCTTCGGATCGGCGCGGAACTCATAGGTCTCGTTGCGGTCGAAGTCGTTGATGGCGCGCTGGGCCTCGGCCTCAGCGATCGCCGCGCGCACACGCGCATCGATGTCCTGCACCGGCGCCTCGGCCGCCTGGCCTTGCGGCGCGGCAGGCGCAGGCGCCAGGGTCCGAAGGTCCAGGCCGCGCTGCTCGGCGAAGTGGCGCACGAACCCCGCCGGGTCGCGGCCAGCCCAGTCCGATGCGTGCAGCAGCTGCTCGATCGCCTGCGCCTCGGATCCGAACGTCGCCCGCAGCGCATCCCGGCGCGGGGTCAGCAGCCTGTCGATCGGCTCCAGCGCCTGGGCACGCTCGGCCGCCGCCCGCGCCTCGGCGGCCAGCGCCTTCGCGCGCTCGCGGGCCTGGGCCGGCGTCTGCTTCCAGATATCCCGGTCCAAGCCCACCGCATCGTCAAAGTCGTCGGGCTCGGCCTCTGCCTCGGGCGCCGCGTCGGCAGGCTGCTCCGGCGGGGCTGCCGCTTGGCTGGCGAACCGCCCGGCTTCGTCCCGCGGCGGCGTCGGCTTCTCCGCGGCCTCCGCCGCCCCGACGGTCTGCTCATAGGCGGCCTCGATCGCCTCGCGCAGCGAGGGCGACATCGTCTCTTCCATGTGATCCTCTGGGGGTTACAGGTAGCCCTGGCGCTGGAGGGCTGCTTTCATGGACTGCGCCACGCTCGGCCCTGTCGTCTCCGGCCGCGGCCCGCGTTCCTTGAGCCGGGCGAGCTCGCTCTTGCCGATCTCGGTCGCGCCATGCGCGCGCGTCACCTGGTTGTATCGCTCGCGGCTGTCATAGACCCGGCCGTCGATCGGGTGCTTGGTCTCGGCCATCACGCCCAGGACGAACGGGCTATCCAGGAGCGTGGGCGCGCCGTTCTGGCCGCGATAGCGGGCGGCCCGCCACTTCTCCACCACCGCCTTGGCTTCCGGGCACCAGACATAGGTCTCGCGGGTCATAGCAGCAACAGCACCTCTTCATCGTCCTCTTCGATCTCGGCCATGCGTCGCGCGCGATCGAGCGACGCGGCGTCGAGGCCGAGGACCCGCCCGAGGTCGCGCAGGTCGCGCGCCACCACGCGGACGGGCTTGGCCGCGCCGGGGATGATCGGCCGCACTTCCGGCACCGCTTGGGGCGGTGCGGGCTCTGGCGGGGCAGCGGTGTCCTCGCGCTCGATCTGCCGGCGCGGTGGGTAGTAGAACTCCGCGACGCCACGACGACGGCGGGCCTGGGGCGTAGGCGGCGGAGGAGGCGGAGAGGCCCCTTGCGGCGCAAAAAGCGTCAGCAGCACGGCGCGCTAGCCGTCGGCGGCTTCGAGCCGCGCGATGCTTTCCAGCGTCGTCGCCGTGTCCGCATCGTAATGCGCCACGAGGGCCAAGTCGCCGCGGTCAGCCGCAGCGGTTCGCGCGGCAGCGTTCGTCGCCAAGCGCGCACGAAGGATTTGCAGGGTCTGTTCGGGGGACATGTCGCCTCACGCAAAGAAGATGTCGCCGACCACATCGTTCGCGGTCACCGCCGTCGCGTCCGCGTCCGCCGCACCGGTCACAATCGTGAAGCCGATGCCTGTCGAGAACGTGATGCCCCCCTCGCTGAAGAATGACGCCACGCCGTTCGGCGGAATGCCGATCGTGCGCGCAACCGCGGCGCCGGCGGTCGGGGTGCCTGCCACGTTATGCAGCTTCACGAACCGCCAGGATGCCGTCGTGTTTGCGAAGAACCAGCCGAACACCTTGCCGGCCGTCGTCTTGATGTTGGTCGCATTCGTGCTGCCGGCCGCGACGACGTGGCCGGCGGTCGTGTTGAGACCTGAGGCCGTGGCGCGGTACTGGACGCCCACGTCGCCCACGAGCGATGTCCCGGCGACCAGCGCTGGCTGCGTGAAGGTGACGGTGACGGTGCCCTGCTGCGCGACTGGCAGCGGATTGGCTGCACCATTGGCGCGGGCGCCCTGGATATAGACCGGCGTGTTCGGAAACTTCTCGACCGAGCAAAACGACATCGTCCAGGTTGTGCTGCTCGCCGGCGTTCCGATGTTGAACGCCCACAGGAAAACGTAGAGGTCGCGATTATCGTCCGGGATGTTTTCAACGCGGCTCGCCCGCGCCGCAACAGTCGGCGTGATTGTCGAGGCACGAAGCTGGTCGAACCAGAACACCTCGCGGCCCGTCAGTTCGGCGTGAATGACCGTTCCCGGCGAGGCCGTCGTGTTGATCGTCGCCGTCGTGTCGCCCGTCGCCCACCCGCGTCGCTGCGCGTCTACAGCCACGGCGGTCGCAGTCGTGCCGGTGAAGAGGTTGCGGACGTAGGAATGGCCGAACACGGTTGCCGTACAGGAGCCAGACGCCGGCCAGCCCGAAACCGTGAGGTTATAGGACACGCCCGGCACCACCGACGCGATGGCGTAGCGCCCCGGTACGCCGTTCGCCCCGACGATGCGGCCGAGCAAGACGAACTGGCCGACGCTCGTGGCCGTAAACGGGTGCCCGGCCTGTGCGATTGTGATGCTGGTCGCGCTGTTGATCGTGACCGCGAGGCCCTCGCCGATCAGATCAGCCAGCAGCACCGCGACGTTGTTCGCGGCCAAGCGCTGCGACAGGACGGTCGCGAACTTGAGCCGCAGCGAGCCGCGCCACGACTGGACAGAGCGGGTAAAAAACTCGGCATTGGCTGTCGTGCCCGCAACCACGCTAAGCGCGCCCGTTGCCTGCGAAAACGAGACGCCCGTGCCGGTGTGCGGCGTGACGAACTGCGACGAGATGACCGACGCGCCGACTTCGGAAAAGCTGACGTTCCAGACCTCCTGCCCGATCAGCCGCATCGGAATGCCGGGCGCTTCGTTGTCGGCGGGGCGCGTGATGAGCGCAGGCACTTTGCCGTTGATCGCCGAAATGGTCGCTTCGGTCGCAGCGCCGGCCGGCAATGGCAACGATCCCGCGGAGACCGGCAGCGGATTGGCTGCCGACACGTCGCCGTCGTTGACGCCGTCCGCGCCGTGGATCAACTTGATCCGCTGGAACTTATTCCCGCCGATGTCGTCAACCGCGACGGGAACCGCGTTCGGATCCGATGAAGGCAGATAGCCTACGCTGTCGCTCACTGGATCACCCGCCTTGTGCCTGCCGCGCGCCCGTCAGGCCCGCGCACGATCTCCACCGGCGCCGCCATCAGCCGGGCCGCCTCCGCAATCGCCTGCGTGGCCTGGGCCATCTGCGCCGCGGCCTGCGTGGTCGCCTGCGCCGCCTCACTCGACACCGCAGCCGCCTGCGTCACCTGCGCCGCAGCCTGCGCCAGCGGCGCAAGCGCCTCGCCCACAGCGCGCTCCGTCTCCTGCCCCAGGGACAGCGCCACTGTGGGCGCGCGCGTCTCGGCGCGCTCCGCCGCCTTCTGCGCGGCCTGCATCTCAGCAATCTGAAGCCGCACACCAAGCTCCGCCTGGTGCCGCTGCGCCTCGGCCGCAATCTCCATCTCCTTGACGCGCATCTGCACCTCGGCCTTGCCAGCCTCGATCTGCGCCCGAGACTGCAGCTCCGCCGCCTTGGCCTGCGCGTCCATCTGCGCCCGCTGCGCCTCAGCCTGCATCGCCATCTCCTCCGGAGACGGACCCTGCGGCACCCCCTGCGCCGGCGCCGGCTGCGACAGCGCCTGCATCGCGCGCTCGACCAGCTCCTCGGCCTCCTCGCCGCCGCGGAACCGCCGCACCGCCATCGTCAGCAGCCCGCCCACCATCTCCGCCATGGCACCGACCGCATGCGGCGCCTGCATCGCCACGCCCTGCACGATCGGCATCGTACCGCTCAGGAACCCGGACACACCAGTCAGCAGCTCCGTCGCCGCCTGACGCTCAGCCATCTCATCCGGCGCAATCGTGCTGTCCGTTTCCACGTCCACGCGGTAGGACCGCAGCGCATCCGGACCCTTGAGCAGCGCCAGCGCATCGCCCAGGTACTGCGCCTCGCTCTCAGGCAGCGCCTCGGCATTCGCCTCAGCGAAGATCGTCTCCGGCTCGAAATGCCCGCACACGACGTCCGCCATGATCTCGATCGCGTCGCGGCACCACCGCGCCACCTCCTGCTGCCGGTCGCGGACCCGGATCGAGCCCCACTGCGCCTTGATCTGCTGCGCCGTCGCCGTCTCGCTCGCAGCCGTCTGCCCGCGCAGGATGTCGGACAGCCCCGTGACCTCGTACGCGTCCCGCTTAACCGCCTCCCGGAGCTCAAGCAGCCGCGCCAGCGTCTCCGCGACCTCGTGCACCGGCAGCCAGGCGATGGCGTCGTCCATCGGACGCCCCTGCCCTAGCGCCCAGCTGCTCACCGGCACCAGCGCGACCTCCTGGGCGCTGTCGAGGCCCTTCTGGATGTCCGCCTGCGTCTCGCCCGGCACGAAGCCAATCAGCTTGAGCGCCTTGGACAGCGCCGCGATCCGCGTCGTCAGGTCGTCAAGCTCCAGCGCCTGATCCTGGTAGTAGACAAAATCCGGCACCGGCACTGTGGACCCGGTCGTCATGGTCCCGAACATCGGCCGCGGGCACGGGAACCGCCCCCGCATCCGGAGCGGATACGGCCGCACGTCCAGCGGCTCCGGCACCGACCGATGCAGCCAGACCACCTCGCGGCGGGTCGCATCCCACACCTCGTAGACCGTGGCCTTGCCGATGACGTCGGCCTTCGCCTCGTTCGTCCCCGACGAGGTCTCCGCGGGCGCACGATCGAGCGGCACGGCCTTCGCCACGTCGCCGAACCTCTCGCGCAGCTCGTCGCGCGTCATGTAGGCGGCACGCCAGACAGCGCTCACCTCCGCCCAGGTCCGCGCGCCGGCGGTGAAGCCGAAGTCCCGCCAGTGGACCTGCTGCAGCACCGCGCGCTCGCCAGCCTCCGACGGCTCGTAGAACACCCACCCGACGCCCTGCCCGACCAGCAGATAGTCCTGCACCGCGGAGCGCGCCGCGAGGCCGAAATCCCCGCCCTTCTCGATCTGGCACGACAGCGACCTCTCGAGCAGCCGGGCCGCCACACGCCCGACCGGATCGCGATCGCGGAAGCGCCGGAACACCCGCGGCTGGGGGTCGCGCGCGTAGACCGTCGGCGTCAGGACCTCGATATTCGCCCACAGCAGCGCGAACCGCCGCTCCGTCGTGTTGCCGTGTTCGCTCCGATAGCGCTTGGTGATCTTGTCCGCGCGCTCGGTATAGCCGTGCCGCTCGCGCTCGAACGCCTCGATCTCAGCCCGCCACCGGGACGCCAAGCCACGCGGCGGCGCGCCGAAGTCGGCCTCCGTCTCCGCCGCCGGCGCTGCACTGCCCTGGTCCATCAGATGCGCCCACCCGTGCGCGCGCGCTCAGGTCGCAGGTCCGCGATGCGGAACACACCCGGCGGCAATGGCTTCTGGACGGGCGGCGCGTCGCGCATCATCGGCCGCGACATGCAGGCATAGCGTATCTCGTCCGCCGCATGGTCCTCGCCCTCTGTGTCCACGTCCTCGGCTCGCGAGGCATCGTGCTGCAGCGCCGGCAGCGTGCGGATCGCATCCACACACGTCGCGAAGATCAGCATCATCGGCTGTCCCTCCGCATCGCCCTTGAGCCTCTGCCGCACCTGGTCCCAGCCGCCGAGCGCGCCCATCCGCGCGACCCGCGCGTTGTCCGCCGGCTTGAACGTCACGCCGGCACGCCCCATCCGCTCGGCGATCGAAGGCCCGCCGTCAGAGGAGAAGATCGCCGGATCGGCCACGCCAAGCACCTGACCAGGGTCCGAAGTCTCGCGGCGCTTGATGCCCGTCGCCACTTCCTCTGCCGTCAGCCGCAGCCCGACATTCGGCTCGCCCGTCGATCCGTACCACTCGCGGTACCGCACCAGCGCACCCCGCGCGATGTCCGGCAGCGTGCCGTCCGACACCGCCCACCAGCCGACAGAGAACGGCCGCGCGCTGCCCCAATCGAGGGACCGGAACCGCTGCCAGTGCTCCGGCAGCGCCCGCGGCGCGATGATGTGCCGGCCGGCGTCGAACTCCGGGAAGAACGCGCCCGCGATGACCGACCAGTCGCCCTCCAGCCACGCCCGCACGAGCTCCGGAGAGCCCGCGGCCTTGAGCCTCGACACGTAGTCCGCGCCGAGGTGCCGGTTGTCCGTCACGCGCGAGGGGATGTAGACCCGCTCCAGCCCGGTGCGGTCGTCGCGGATCACATGCCAGCCGAGCGGGGCCGGGTCGATGTAGCGCGCCCTCACCCACTGGTGTCCCGGCCCGCCCGGGTTGCCCGTCAGCCGGATGCGGCACGGCACGCCAGCGCCAGAGCGGAGCGTCGCGAACAGCTTCATGATCGGCGCAGGCGACGGGAAGTTCCCCGCCTCCTCGACATACACCCGCGTGTAGCTGTGGCCCTGGTAGCCCTCGGCGTCCGCGTCACGCTCCAGGTAGGCGAATGTCAGCCGCGCGCCGCCTGGCATCACGCAGCGCATCGGCACCGCCGTGAACGTCGCGCCCAGCGGGCCGAACAGCGCCCGCGCCCGCTCGAATGTCTCCGCGAGCTCGACCCGCGTCCGGCGCACCATCAGGCCGATGGCAGCGGCTCCGTAGCGGTCCGCATGCACAGCCCATTCGCCGAGCACGCCGTCCGTCTTGCCCCCGCCGCGCGCGCCCCCGAAGAACGCCTCGAACACCGGGCAGGTCAGCAGCGCAGTCTGCGGCCCCGGCTGCGGACGCCAGACTACCGAGGCGGCTTCGGCTTGTGCTGCTGTGCCCACGCCTCGGTCGTCTCCGCCTCGGCCGGCGCCGCGATGACGTAGCCGACACGCTCGCCCGCGCTGGTGATGTCCTGCGTCGGCGCACCGTCCATCCGGTCCGCCGCTTTGGCGACCATCGTCGCGTGGTGCGGGTGGGTCGGATCCTGGAGGATCGCAATCCACCGCTCGGCAGCGAGCTCACGCGCGCCGCCCTCGATCATCAGGTCCGCGACCGACCTCTTGCCCGCGCCGTTCTTGACCCCAGGCGGCCGGCCAGGACCGCCGCCGCGGTTGCCCGGCCCCTTCGCAGGGCCACCCCAGCCAGGACCGCCGATGCCCCGCTGCTTCGTCATGGTCAGCCCTTCCGGCCGCCCTTCTTTTTGCCGTAGCCCATAGTTGCCTCCTTGAGATAGCGCGCCCGCTCCCGACCATCGTGTACACCTAGTGCCCCCGCATACACGGTGACGCGCCGCCGCGCGCTGGTTCGGGGCGATCCGCCAGGCGGGCGCAGGCCAGCGGCTGGAGATGCGGGGGCTTGGGGGAGCGCCGGACACACGTCCTGCACGTTATCCCCTCATGGAGGCTTTTCGGTCCGGTGTCAAGCGTCTAGCTGCCAATGCTCCACCAGTCTCTCAAGCACAGCCAGCACCGCCCCGCGCGCCACATGCCGGGACTGCGACAGGCTCGACCCGATGTCCTCCAGCGTCAGCCCGGCGATCGCCACCATGTCGGCCACCCGCCGGCCGTGACGTCCGATGGCGTCCCGCGCGCGGCGCAGCTCGTGCTCGGCGTCGATCTGCATCTCGCTCGGGCCGTACCCCTGCCCCGGCTGCCGGACCGGCGGGCGATCGGGCCGCCAGCATGCCCCGCTGGCCCGCTCCGCCAGGTCACGATAGCGGTCGGCGGCCTCGCGCTGCTCGTCTGTGATCGAGCCCTCGCGCCAGAGCCGGTGATAGCCCGGGACGCGCTGGGCACCGCGGACGGTCCTGTGGGGATCGGCGACGTCCGGGCGATCGGCGATCTCGACGTCCTGCCGCTGTGGCACGAGGCGGCCATTGGCCCAGCGAGTGGGTCCGTAGTCAGAGGCCGGCTCGGTGCTGCGGGCGGCGGTACGGCGCGGGCTGGGCATGTCGCTACCTCTCGGGCGCGGGGGATTGGGGGGGGAGGACGGGTCGCGCGCGTGATTTTTGGGGGGAGATGTGTCGGAAGGCTTGGGAAGTGTCGACGTCAAGCCGTTGATATTGCGGCTTATTCCTGCTTTCCGACACTGCCGACGCTCCGACACATCGAACAAAACTTCCCGATGTGCGTGTGTGCGGGCGCGCGTGTGTATATATATCATTTTATGTGTCGGAAGTGTCGGAAGGGGGGGTAGAAGGGGTTAGTGCGTTGATGTTGCTGGAAAGTTTGTTCCGACGCGACTCCTTGCCGGGAAGAGTCGGAGTAGTGTCGGACAGGCGAGATGAGTCGGAGGGGCGCCATTATGTCCGTGCCCACACGCGCCGTCCTGTGGCGCCGCGCCCCACTCGTCGCTGCTGCCACCCAGCGCGTCGGAGGCAGGCGACGGCGCGGAGGACGGCCTTGCGGTCCTGCCGGTCCTTGGGGATGCCCAGAGGCTCGCTGAGGATGACCGCGGTCGAGACCTCGCGGTGGTCGGCATGCTGCTGGAGCCAGTCGCCGATCGCCCCGTCCCAGGGGTCCTCGATGACGCTGTCGGCGGCGAGCCGCTCGGCCTCGTCACGCACCTCGTCCTCCAGCCAATGGGGCTGTCCCAGCGCGTCATAGGTGCAGGCCTCGGCCCAGAGCTGGTCGCGATTGGCGGCGACCCAGTCGGCGTCGGCGTGGGCGCAGGCCACGGGCCAGAAGCGGCGGTTCCCGGTATCGTCCCGGAGGTAGTCGTCCCGGTTCGAGGTCCCGATGATGACGACTTGCCGCGGTGTCTCGATGATCTGCCGGCCGTAGGGCGGGCGGTATCGGTCCACCTGCCGGGAGAGGAAGGCCTTCACGGTCTCGGGCTCGGCGCGGATCAGGTGATCGACCTCGGCCATCTCGACGCACCACACGCCGGCGAGGGACTGGGCGGCGTCCTTGCCGCCGAGATCGGCGGGCAGGTAGTCTGTGGTCCACTCGGCGCCATGGAGGGCGCGGACGGTGCGGGACTTGCCGATGCCCTGCCCGCCGCTCAGGACGGGCATGGCGTCGTGCTTGACGCCGGGGTTGCGGACGCGGCGGACGGCGGCGACCATGTGGCAGCGGCCCACGGCGCGGGTATAGGGCGTATCGGCGGCGCCGAAGGCGCGGATCAGCCACTGATCCACGCGCGGCAGGCCATCCCAGCGCAGGCTGTCGAGGTAGACGCGCACCGGGTGGAAGCGGTTGAGGGCGGCGACGGCGTGCATCGCGCCCTCGACCTGCGTGAGCTTGAAGCTGGCGCTCTCCTGTTCGAGATGCGCCAGGATGCAATGGACGTCGGCGGCGTCCCAGATGCGTGGGTAGGGCCCGGGCAGCGGGTCGAAGGCCGCGGAGGGCGGGGCGCGGGTGATGACGGGGCGGTTCGCCAGCTCGTCCCACGCGACGATGCCGGCGAGCGCGGGGGACTTGCCGATCAGCAGCATGGCGTTCGCGGTGGTGGCGAGGACTTGGTTCTTGTCGCCCTTGGCCAGGCCATGCCGCCATGTGGGTAGCTCGATGACGCTGGTGCTCATGTGCGGGCCCTCATGCCGGCCTGGAGTCCGCTGCGGATGGTCGCGGCGGCCTCTGCGTGTGTCAGGCCGATGCGCTGTGCGCCGGCCATCAGGGTCTGCTCGGCCTGCTGCTCGGCGAAGCGCGCCCCGACCAGGATCCCGAGGCGGTACGCGCAGCGGTTGAGCGTGGCGTTGCGCGTGCCGGGGGCGGCGCTGACCAGGCGGTCGAATGCACGATCCACGGCCCGCTGCAGGTGAGCGTCGGAGAGGCTGGCGGGGTCGCGCAGCTCGCGCTCGGGCTCGGCGGGCGGCGAGAGGATGGAGGTCAGCCAGGCGGGCGCGATGGGCGGCGCGGTGACCCATGGCGGTGTAATCCAGCGATAGGCGGTGCCGGTGCGGTGATGGATGGTCGGCGGGACGGTGATGGAGTGCCGTCCGCGGCGCGGGTCGATGCCGGGGCGCCAGCCGGGCTGTCCGATCAGGGGGCCGGTATGGGCTTGGAACACGACGAGCCAGCCGCCGCCGCCTGTGCGGACGGTCGGGGCTGGCGGCAGGGCGCCATGGCGGGTGGTGAGCTCGCGCATGGACGCGGCGCCATCGGCGTCGGGCTTCTGGTCTACGTCGAGGGCCCAGATGCCGGAGGGGCCGCACACGACCTGCCAGCCGCAGCCGGAATACTCGCGCGCCCATGCGGCAAGGGTGTCGAGGTCGTGTGTCGCGGCGTCGTGCGCGCCCTTGAAGGCGGCGACGCGGCTGCGCGGGGCGCGGGGGAACAGGTGCCAGCCGAGAAGGGCGAGGCGCTCGACATCGTCCGGCAGGCTCATCGCAGGGCCTCGCTGAGGGCGTCGGGGTCGCGGCAGACGAGGCCGATGCCGCCGGCGGCGCGGACGGCGGCGAGGAACCGCTCCTGCTCGGGCGTCAGGCGTCCGCGTGTGGTCTTGCACTCGACGGCGGTGAACACGGCGACGCCGTTGCGGGGTGTCCATCCGATGAGGTCGGAGGAGCCGACGTGCAGGCCGAAGCGAATGAGGCGGCCGCGGGCGTCGTGGAGTGCGCCTGTGTTGTTCCGGAATAGGGTGGCGCCGGCGCGGCTGGCGGCGACGCGCGCGGCGGCGAGGATGTCGGCCTCGGTCATTGGGTGAGCGTGCTCACGGCACGAGCTCCCACGCATCGCGCCTAGCCTTGCCGTCGACCTCGGTGCCGTCCGGCAGTTGTCGGACGTGTCCACGGTCGGCGAGGATTTCCACGATCCGCCGCGCCGTCCTTGAGTCCCGGAGCGCGTGTGGACCGAGCTGATAGATTGTCGCTAAGTGCAAGCGAGGCTCGCCACGCTCCACCCACCATCGCAAGAGCTTTTCGGCAAGTTCAAAGTCGAGGCTTGCATGGGAGGCAAGCAACGACCGGCCTGCTAATGCCCGCGACGCTTCGCGCTCATGCTCCTGCGCGGTGCGGTGCTGTTCCTCCGCACCGAACCGCATAGAAAGCAGCCATGAGTCTTCGTGCTGCTCTGCGCTTAGGTCTTGGCGCGCGTGAACTGCTGGGGCTGAATAGCGCAGCGCCGCGACAGTAAGCGCCATCGCCGGCGTTGCGCCACACGAGGCGACTTCAGCCTTAGCAATGGTTTCCCCCACCGTGGCGATCCAAGGCGGCAAGCGGTCCTTTACGGTTTGCCGTCCACTCAGCGACCAAGTCGAGCCAGCACGAACCAGCGTCGCCGCGGCGTCGATCGAGTGCAGCCACGGCACATCGAACCCGTCCTCGAAAACATCGCGCGTTTCCTGGTGCCAGATCAGCCAGGGTGCCCGGCGCAACAGCGCGGACAGCCGCTGCTCTAGCTGCGGCGATGGCGCGCTGGATCGCTCGATTGCTTCGGCGATGGCGAGGATGTCGGCTTGCGACGGTGGCGGCTGCGGCTCGCCCATCAAGCGGTCCTCCGCTCTCGCGTCCGCAGCACGTGATGCACCCAGCCGGGCGAGTACCCGCGCGCGGCGGCCACGGCGGCGAGCTGCTCGCGCGTGCGGGCGTGGCGCAGCACGTCGCGCAGCGGCGAGGCCCGGAGGTCCGTCCCCGGCGCCCAGCCGACGCGCACCGTCTCCGTCAGGTCCACGAGCTCCCCGGCGATGACCTCGGGCGCCTTGCGCTCGCTGCTGCCGCTGGCGGTGTCGGGTGCCAGGCCACAGGGTGCCGTGGTGCAGTCCGGAGCCTCGCCGGCGGCGAACACGCGGTAGCAGGCTGGGCACTGCCGGACAGGCGGCGTCTCGCGCCGCGCGGCCTTGCCATCGAGCGACCACTCGCGCGGCGCGTCGGCCAGGCCGTGGGCGATGCCATTGCCGACGTGGTCAATGATGACGGCGTGCGAGCCGTCGGGCTTGGGGCGCAGGACGCGGCCGACCTGCTGCATGTAGAGGCCCAGGGACTTGGTCGGCCGGAGCAGGATCGCGGCGCCGATCGCGGGCACGTCGAATCCCTCGGAGATCAGGTCGCAGGAGGTGATGACGCGGATCGTGCCGCGTCGCAGTCCGTCGAGGGCGGCGGCGCGTGCATGCGGCGCCATGCCCCCATCGACGGCGGCGGCGGGGATGCCGGCGGCGCGAAAATCCGCGGCGACCTGCTCGGCGAAGGCGACGGTCGGGCAGAACGCGACGGCGGGCAGGCCATCGGCGCGCTGGCGGTATTCGGTGACGGCGCAGCCGACGATGCGCTGCTTGACCATAGCGGCAGCGACATCGGCGGCGTTGTAATCGCCCGCGGTGGTGCGAATGCCGGAGGTGTCGAACGCCTCGGGCGTGGACCAGTGCCGGAACGGCGCCAGGTGCCCGCGCTCGATCAGGTCGCGGACGGACGGGCCGACGACCATGGCGTCGAACGCGACGCGCAGGCCCTTGCCGTCCTGCCGCTCGGGGGTGGCGGTGACGCCGAGAATGCGGGCGCGGGGCCATGCAGCGGCGAGCGTCGCCCAGGTGCCGGCGACGGCGTGGTGCGCTTCGTCGATCACGAGGAGGTCGGGCACGTCGAGATGCTGGGTGCGGCGTGCGAGGGTCTGGACCATGCCGACCTGGACGGGCTGGCCGTTGCGGGGGTGTCCGGCGGCGATCATGCCGTGCGGCACGCCCATGGCGGTGAGTGCGCCGCTGATCTGCTGGACGATCTCGATCCGATGTGCGGTGATGACGACGCGCTTGCCGCGCTCTGCGACGCGGCGTGTGAGGTCCGCGAACGCCACGGTCTTGCCGCCGCCGGTGGGCAGGACGGCGAGGACGCGACGATGCGCGCGGAATGCCTCGCGCGCATCGTCGAGCAGCTGGGCCTGATAGTCTCGGAGGACGGGCGGGGTCACGGGAACGGGTAGCCGTGCCAAGCGCCGCCGGGGGCGCCGACGACCCAGAACCAAATGCCCATCTCGACGATTCGGGCCTGGGTCATGCGGTCCTCCGAAAATCCCGCCGCCGGCCCGTCTGGCGAGGTGCCGGCGGCGGTAGGTTGCGCGCGGGGGGAGGAGATACCCGCGCCTCGGCGGCATGATCGCCGAGCTTGTCGGCCAGCCGCTCGCAAGCGGTGGCGATGGCGTAGGAGATGAGCGCGGCTGTCGGCGTCATGGCGTCATGCTGCCGCCTTCGTGTCGGTGCCCTTCGCCCGGTGCTTGTCGCACCAGGGGAACGCGCAGCCCGTGGCGATCGGCTCGCCGCAATAGAGATGCGTGGCGCGCGCGCGGTGGTCCCAGAGCGGCCAGAGGCAGCCGCCGCGGCGGATGTCGCGCGGCAGAGGCGCGGGCAACGCCTTGGGCGGCGGCGGGGCCTTCAACGGCCGCGGTCCTTTCACCACCCGAGGCGCGGCCACCCGTGCCGGCGGGGCCTTGGCGCGGGACTTGCGCGGCTTCGGCGGCTCGCCCTCCGCCAAGCGCCGGATGGGCGACAGGCGAGCGGCGAGCTTGAGCCGCCGCGCGCGGCCGATGACGCTGTTCTTCGTGCAGCGCAGCGACACGCCGATCGCGGATGTCGACACGCCGGCGTCCCACATCGTGCGGAGCAGCTCGTCGCGATCAGCCGTCCAGGGGACCTCACCGCGGCTCACGAGCGATCCACCGTGCGATGGCCCGGAGCATCCTGGCGCGTGTTCTGAGCAGCGCGATCCGCGCGCAGAGCATCCAGACGCGCGGCGAGCGCGCCGGCCATGGCGTCGTCGCGGGCTGCCATCTTGAGGAGGGTTTCGGCGAGTGGCCGGCCGCGTCCGCGGAGCCAGTTGCGCGCGGTTTCGAGGGGCACGTCGGCGGCGCGAGCGGCGCGCTTGGCGGCGTGTGCGGGCCATGCAGCGCGGAGGAGCGTGGGCACGTCCTGCCCTATCTCTCCGCTGGCGTGCGGCGTCGGCGGGGGCCAGATTGCGACCATGACGCTACGACGCCCTCTCGAACGCCTTGGCCAGGTCCGGCCGCAGCACCCCGGCATCGATGCCGGTCGCGCGGGCCACTGCTTCCACCCGGTCTGCGGGGACGCGGTTCGCCGCCCATCGAAGGACGGTCGAATGCTTGACGCACAAGGCTCGCGCCAAGTCGGAGGCGCTCCCTCGGCGTTGCTTGAGATGATCGGCTAGGGTCATGGCGGGCACTGTGCAACCACTGCACACTGTGGTCAAGCGGAAATGTGCAGTCATTGCAACGACGCGGACAGACGCGGCGTGGCAGTCTCACCGTATGAGCAAGGCACACCCGATACGCGAACACCTGGGCGCATGGCGCAGGCACTTCGGATGGTCTCTCACAAAGCTTGCGAACGAAATAGGAACGTCGCATTCTACCTGCCAACGACAGGAAGCAGGGAAGATTGGCGTGGACGAGACGACTTTTGCAGCAATCGCCAAGGCTTACGGGATTTCCGTGGCCGAGTTGTCGGCGTCTCTGGCCGATGCGGACCGGGCGCGCGAGCTTGGTCGGCTGCTCGACGTGGCGCGTCGGCTGGATGCGAAGGGGCTGCGGACCCTAGCGGACCTGTCGGAGCAGTTCGCCCCTCGAAAGGGCTAGCCTGAAAAAAAAGTGCATCCACTGCACAAATAGGCTTGACCCGTTCTGTGCATCGGTTGCACATTCCCTCCTGCCACCAAGGAGGGACCAATGGCAGACATCGAACCCCAAGACCCCGCGCCGACCGAGCGCCCGCTGCCGTTCACGCTGCCCCAGCCGGACGCGCCGGCCGAGGCTGCCGCGCCGTTCGCCTGCATCGCGGCGACCGACGGTCGCGTGATCCGGATCGACGTGTCGGCTGGCGGCCGGCTGGTCGAGCTCACGATCGAGGGTCGCCGCCCCGTGATCCTCGACCACTACCAGACCGCGGCGATGCAGGCCGCGCTCGACGACATCCTGTCCGGCTGCACGAGGCGGCCATGACCGACAACATCACCATCAAGCGTTGGGACACGGAGGCCGTCATTTACGACGGCCCTCGTAACGGGCTGGCGGGGCGCAACCTGATCCACGCCCGACTGGACGGCGCTGACCTGCGCGGCGTGGACCTGACCAGCGCTCAGCTGATCCTGGCACACATGTCCGACGCCGACCTGAGCGGCGCCAAGCTGCGGGACGCCGTCATGATTCACGCCGTCATGGTCAGCACCGTGTTGCGGGACGCGGACCTGTCCGGAGCCTTCCTGATCGAGGCCAGCATGATGGGCGCCGATCTCCGCGGCGCCAAGCTGATCCGCGCCGATCTTCGCAGCGCTAACCTAGTCGACGCCGATCTCACCGGTGCCGACCTCAGCCGCACGCGTATGGATGGCGCCAACTTGCGCGGCGCGATTCTGCCGGAGGGGGGCAAGCCATGACCATGGCCCCCGACCCGCACCACCCGGTGCGCCCGTTCGCCGACCCGCCGGCGTATCGGCGGTATCCCGTCGCCGAGCCGCCGGCACGCACCCCGGCCTGGCGCCGCGCGCTCGCGGTCAGCGGGATCGCGATCGTCGAGGGGTTCGCCCTCGTGTTCGGCCTGCTCGCCATCGCAATCGCCTCGCTGCTCCTCTTCGGAGACGCGGCCAGCATCAACGCCTGGGGCCTCTGGCTGCAGGGCATCGTGGAGGCAGTGCGATGATCGGGTTCCGCATGACTTGGCTGGAGGCCGAGACCGAGGCCGAGCGCGAAGCGGTGCGCGACGCCGGGCACGAGCTGTTCAGCGTCGCCGAAGAGGCGGGCATGCTGCTTGACCGCAGCGACTGGTCGGAGGAGCACGATCTGGCGCAGATCAAGGCGTACACCGCGCGCATGCGACGGCTGTATGTCGAGATGCGGCTTGCCCTCGGCGTGCCCCTCCCCCGCACGCGCCTGCCGGGCTGCAGCGTCACGCACGATCAGGATCCTGGGCTGTCTGCGCTGCGCCGGATGATCGGCGCCGGCGAGACGGTGCCGGAGCATGTGTGGGAGTCCGCCTACCGCCAGATGACGCGGGGGGGGCGGCCGTGACGACGCCTCGCCACTACACCGAGCAGCTGGCCGCCATTGCGGACCCGCTGATCCTGGCGGACCCGTTCCAGCCGGCGCGCAACGCCGCGGCGGCTGTGGCTGCAGCGCACGAGGTCGGCGACCTGGTCGCCGCCGGGCAGGCAGTCGGGCGGCTGATCCACCAAGTCGAGACCGCGGCCGAAGAGATGACCGCGGCTGCCGCCGCACTCCGCGGCGCGCTGGCCCGGGTGATGGGGGACACCGGCATGACGCAGGTCCGGACCGAGACCGGCACTTGGCACGTCCGCGAGCCGACCGCGCGCGTGGTGATCACGGACGAGGCGGCGATCCCGCCGACATTGATGGAGCAGCCCCCGCCGCGACCGGACAAGGCGGCGATCGCGCGGGTGCTGAAGGCCGGCGGCACGTGCCCCGGCGCGACGATGAACAACGGCGGGGGGCCTGTGCTGGCGTTCCGCTCCAAGCAGGAGACCAAGCAATGAGCCTCACGACGACGCGCCCCGGCGCTGGCGCCCTGGCGCTGCTGCCGCAAAACCAGCGGGACGCGATGGAGCTCGCGGCCATGATGTGCAAGGCCGGGTTCTTCCCGAAGGAGCTGCAAAGCCCCGGCGCCTGCCTGTTCGTGGTCGAGCAGGCGATGCGCTGGAACATGAGCCCCTATGCGGTCGCGACCGAGATCAGCTTCCCCCAGGGCAAGCCGATGTTCTCGGGCAAGCTGGTCGCCGCGGCGATCCAGTCCTCCGGCGCGATCGCGGGTCGGCTGCACTACGCCTATGCCGGCGAGGGCGACGCGCGAACGGTAACGGTCTCCGGCACGCTGCGCGGCGAGGCGCAGCCCGTGAGCATCGATGTCCGGCTGAAGGATGCCCGGACATCCAATCAGCACTGGACCAAGAGCCCGGACCAGATGCTTGCCTATCACGGCGCGCGGGTGTGGGCCCGGCGCTACTGCCCGGAAGTGATGCTGGGCGTCTACGCTCCCGAGGAGTTCGACGAGCTGGCCGCCGAGCCGCTGCCGCCAGCGCGCGGGCCGGTGATGGACGCCGAGCCCGCCCCTCCCCGCCAGCCGATGGCATCTGGCCCGACCATCACCGACGGCTGGCCGATCCTGAAGCCGGCGGACGGCAGTCTCGTGACCGTGAAGCCCGGGGCGTGGGGGCCGGCGATCCGCAAGGCGCTGTCGATGCTCGAGAGCCCGGAGGCTGTGCGCGAGTGGCGGGACGCGATGGCGCCGCACTTCGCCGTGGTGGCCGCGGCGGGCGGCTCGGACGACGTGGACGCCGCCCAGGCCGCGGTGGCGGATCGCGTGGACGCGCTGGCTGGCGTCGGGGAGGCCGCGGCATGATCCAGCAGGCCCTGGAGCGCGTGCGCGCCGAGCTGCGTGCGGTGGAGGCGAGCCTGGCACGGGCGCACGCGTCGCTGTCGCAGGTGGCCGCCGCGGCCGAGGCATCGCCGCAGGCAGGGCCGGATCGCCGGAAGCTGTCGCGTGTGTGGTCGCCCGAGCGTGATGCGCTGCTGGACGCGGAGTATGGGCTGGGCGACCACCCGCGGCTGCTGGCCCGGCTCAATGCGCTGCCGCATCACGCTCCGGTCCGGAGCATCGGGGCCATGATCCAGCGCGCCTGTGCGCGCGGGCTGCGGATAGCGCCCGCGGTGAAGGCCGCGACCCGCAGGGATGTGGGGCGGCGCGTGGCGCTGCTGCGTCGTGGCGTGCCGTCGCCGAACGCTGCGACGCCGATCACCTGGGTCGGTCGGCGCGCGGAGCTGCTGCTCGAATACCCGACGGTGCCGAGCCTGTCGGATCTGCTGGATCGGATCAACGCGGAGCCTGGTCCTGTGGTCACGGGCAAGGCGATGCGTGCTGCGGCGCTGAAGCGTGGGCTGAAGCGGGACAAGCAGGCGATGCGGCGTGCGATCTCGGAGGCGCGTCGCGCGCGTGCGCCTCGCGCTGCGGCTGTCGAGCCCCCTCCGGCGCCTGTGGTGCCTGTGGTGCCTGTGGTGCCCCCGGCGCCTGTGGCGCCGGTATCGGCGCACGAGCAGCAGCGCGAGCGGGTGCGCCGCGCGCTGGAGAAGGGCGTGTCTGACTGGGCGATGTGGGCGGCGCAGCAGCGGATGCACCTGCGCGAGGTCTACCGGATCAAGGGCGAGATCATGAGGGAGAGCGAGCGATGACCGACACGAGCCGCGAGGCGGTGGAGATGCGAGCGCAGCAACACGACGGCACCTCCGCCATAGTCCCGGGACTGTTGCGCGCTTGGTACCGCGAGACCGCCGACCTGTTGCGCGCCCTGGTGGACGAGCGGGACCGGCTGCGGGATGCGATGCAACGCATCGCTTATGATTATCGTGTGGGGGATGAGGCCATCAATCTGGACGACACCCCGAGCGCCATCGCCCGCGCAGTCCTCGCCAAGCCCAAGGGAGAAACGCCATGAGCAAGCCCGACACGAGCCGCGAGGCGGTGGAGCTGCGAGCGCAGCAACACGACGGCACCTCCGCCATAGTCCCGGGACTGTTGCGCGCTTGGTACCGCGAGACCGCCGACCTGTTGCGCGCCCTGGTGGACGAACGTGACGAGCTCCAGGCCAAGCTACGCGGCGCGGCATTGGACCGCCTAGCAGCCAATGACGCGCCGCTACTGGACGCGGAAGCCGCCTTCGCTGCCGGAGCCGAGGCGATGCGGCGGGCGGCTCAGGATGCTTGTCAAGCAGCGTTTCAACCGGCGCCAGCGATGGACGCGACGGCAGTTAACGCCGTTCGCGCGGGAGTCGCCCTGTGCGTCGCCACCATCCGCGCCCTACCCCTGCCAACACCCAAGATGGAGACGAGCAATGACTGACCAAAACGGCTGGCCCGATGCCAGCACGCCCGGCGTGCCGCTGAACCCGGAGCGGGATGGCACGCATGTGCTAGATGCTGGACCCGACCGTACCGGGAAACGCCGACGCATCGTCGCGCTGTGGGCTTGTGGCCGATGGCATCCACTTGGCGCCGACTACTACGTCCTAGCGCGCGACGCAGCCAATTCGGACTGGCAGTATGTCGGCCCCTGCCACACGCCCGCCGAGGTCGCCGCGCTGGTCGAGGCCGCGCGGCGGGAGGAGCGCGATGGGTTGCAAGCGTCGCTCGATACCATCGCAGCGCAGCGCGACGCCGCCCTGAAAGACGGCTTCCTCGCAGGCTTCCGGGAGGGCGCAGCGAAGGAGCGGGAGGCGTGTGCGAAGGTGGCGGAGCGCGAGATGCGCGACCTGTTCGGAGACGCCGAGGAATATCAGCAGGGATGGAACGCCGGGATTGAAGCGGCAGTATCCCGCATCCGCGCGCGAGGTGACGCATGACCCGCACAGACTTGATCGCGCTGATCGCGCGCGTGGAAGCATCGACGGGGCCGGATCGCGAGTTGGATGAGCGCATCCATTCTGCGCGCGGCTTCTGTGTTCACCCTTGGTCTGCGCGCGTCCGCGAAGGCGCTCAGAGCGACACCGGTTTTTCCTGCTCTCTGTGCGGCGCCGATAGCTGGGGGAACAAAGGCAAAAACGGCGAGCGGCTATATGACGCCCCTCCCCACTACACCGGCATCGTTGACGCCGCGATGACGCTAGCGAGCAATTGGATCATCGAGGCGCTGGGCGACATGGTGGCCAATGGTATGCCGGGCGCGATGCTGCTGCTCAGCACTGACCCGATCAAGCACGCCTCGGGCATCGGCTACGGCACACGCGAAAGCGGCTGCTTGGCCCGCGCCCTCACCGCCGCCGCGCTGCGGGCGATGCTGGCCAGCATGGGAGACGACGCATGAGCCCCGCCGAAGTGATCGCGCGGGCAATGGTTGCTGGCTACACGCGCGATGAGCGCCGCGAAGTCGGTGGCCGTGATGTGGAGGTTGCCGACGCCATCCTCGCCGCGCTCGACGCCGCCGGGCTGGCGGTGGTGCCGAAGGAGCCGACGCGGAAGATGATCGACGCGTTGAATGGCTATGCTCAATGCGTCGGCTACATCGAGGACGGCTACCGCGCGATGCTCGCAGCCGCGAAGGAGAGCGAGCAATGAGCCCCGAACAGAATATCGCGCGGCGGTTTTTGTGGATCAGCGGCTTTGCCGCCGGGCTCGCGGCTGTCCATCTACACCAACACAACTTCGCCCTAGGCGCGGCCATGGTTGCGGGTAGCGTCATGCTTTACGGCATGGCGAAGCTATGGGAACGCCAAAGCCGTCAAGCCGCGAAGGAGGGCGAGCCGTGAGCACGCTGTGGGAGGCGCTTTCGATTGCGCTGGCGTTGCTGAGCCTCGCGGCCGGGTTCCTGTGGACCTTTATCCTGCCCGCGCTCGGGCTCGCTTGGCTGATGGGGTGGCTGACATGACCCGCGACCGAGCCCGCGACCTGGCGGCGCGCATCCTGCGGGATGTGTTCCCGTCGGATGCGCCGCCCGCCAGCCATGACCCCGCGGAGGCGATCCGCGTCGGGATATGGCGCGACGCAGCCATCAGGATCGACATAGAGACAGCCCGCGATCTGCACCGTGCGGGATGGAGGGCGCCATGACAGAGCCGCCTGCGGTGACCGAGCACAAGAACGACTTCTTCGGCCGAGACGAATACGGTCGTACCCGCGTCCGGCGGGACGGGGCCACCCCGCAAGGCGAGGCGTGGTATCGCGTCGAATGGAAGCCGCCGGTCGAAGATGCCGTTTGGCTCTGGCACATGTGCGGCACCGCCACATGGCTGAACCTCACGGCGCAAGAGATCGAATGGGCGGAGGCGAACGGCAAGCGCAAGGGACAAGCCCCATGAGCGCCCCGCCTGACATCGGCCCTGAGCTGCGCCGCATCGTCGAGACGGGCGATCCGCTGGCGACCGTCTACCGCGAGCTGATCGGCAAGTCCGCCCAGATCCGCATTCCGCTGACCGATGTGGTGGACCTCAGGCGCGTGGCGACGGCGCTGCGTGTGCTGGCGTCTCGGCTGGAAGTCCTGTCG